TTATTTCTTATCTTCTTTGTTATTTTTATTGTCTGTTTTATTATTTTCTGCATTAGTTTTGTTGCTTGACATAGCTAATTGTCCTACTAATTCTTCTAATGGTTGCATTCCAAATCCCACTCTTAGTTCATTTTTGTAACAACTTGCACTATCAACTAGTAAATTAAATAAATCTATTTTCTGTCCAGTACTTAAGAATATTAGTTCGTGCGGATAAAACTTTATCTCATTTCCAAAGGATTTTTCTCTTGCTGTAAATAGTGTTTTTGTGAAAGCTTGTGAAATCGATATTATAAGTGGCTCCAATGTTTTCTGATAAAAACTTTCATACTGCTCTTTAGTATAATCCCCTGTTAAAATTGGTAAACTTACCCCAAAATTTCTTAATATTTTTTCATCTATAAATTTTAAGGTTCTATCATCGACAAGTTGTATTTTATTTTGGAATGGTATAAATTCTCCTTTTATATCAAGAGGAAGAAATCCACTTTCATTTTTTTTTAATCTTTGCTCTAGATTTTTTATTGCCTTTTCCATTTTCCCGTCATCCATCATCGTGTTGTATTTAATTACTCCATTTATGGAAAAAGAAGATTTTAATGCTTTAGCAACCCCTTGTAATAATGTATTATTTAAATCCAAAGTTTTTAACAATGCTTTGTGGTCTGGTTGTCCAGTTTCGTCACCTCCCATAAATTCATTTATAGAAAATCTGTATTTTATATGTATTACATCATTATATTTCACTGTTGTTTCATAACCCGTTATAAACTTGAACTTTATATACAGATCTCCTTTGTTATCTTGTAGCATTGTTACATTAGTTGGCTGTATTGGATATAATTCAGTGTATCTCTTTACTGGTTGTCCATTTTTGTATTCAATTTTATATATTGGAATTATAAAACTATTATAATTTAAAAATAAATTCCAAGCTATTTTTTCAATAAACTCACTCGTTGTCATTCTTTCATTTGGTTGTTTCAACAAAGTGGCTATCTCATCATTTACAGGAATTGGATCACTGTTTTTCATTCTTATATGTACTGGTGTTGTCTTTTTTATTTCATTTACAATGCAACTTATTGCCTGTTGTACTACATCACTCGCGTAGATGTCTTTTCCAAATTGACTAAAAACAGGAGTAAACCCATTTAACATCTTAGCATATGTTTTATTTTCTTTCTCTTTTTTGAATTTATTTATAAAATCAATTATTCCCACTATTCCACCTCCTTCATTTCTAAAATGTCAGTATTTTTATTTTTCATATAAAAAAAATAAACCGCTTCCGATTTACTTTCTGCTTCTATATTTTCAATATAAATATCAAACCCTTTTTGATACTTGATTTTGTATTTCATTTTTTACTCCTTCAGATTATTAAAAAAATCACTTCTATATCTTCTAAAAACTTCATATAGAATTATAAATACAACCGCTCCATCTATACGTTTGCTTTTTTGTTCTTTTTGTTTTACTGGCATACAATAACCTAAATCATCTATTAATACTCCAATATTTTGTAAACACCATTTATCAATTTCGTTTTGATTGTAGTTTATTAATTTACTTGTAAAATCTGCTTCTACTAATTTCATGGGAGGAGACATTACAAATTTATTTTGATATATCATTTCACATTCAAAATTGTATTCTTCCATTTTATTTAGAAAATCCTTTGCATATCTTTGGTCATATCCACATTTATATAACTTTAATCCATAATCTTTATATAACTGATAAAACCAATCAGCTATTTTTGATACATCTATTTCATTTCCCTCACAGATTGTTAGTAATCCTTTTCTTGCCCACTCACTATATTTGGCACCAGACTCAATATCATTTGATAGTTCAAGTTTACTTTCTGGAATCCAGTAATGTGTATATATATATTTTGTTTTATCATTTTTCTTCATAAGCAAAATTTTCGCATTTGACATATCTGTTGTTTCAGACAAATCTACTGCTCCCAATATTATACTTCCTCTAAAATCTTCTAAATCAAATTTATTTGTTATATATTCATAATCTTCCCTATTAAGCCAAGCCTGTCCATTAGACACTTTAAAATTAAAGTCTTTTGCTAAGACAAACATTTTGTCAGATTTGCTTTGCCTTGCCTCATCAACTCTGTCCCTTAAATAAGACCATTTTTTTATTACTCCAATTGACGGATTTGCTTTTTCCCATAAAGGATTTATTCCATCTTCATTCGTATCCCAAACTTCTCTTTCATCGTCCATAGAATAGATCCATGGCAATTTTCTTTTTGAACTTTCTGTTGCATCCTCTTTGCGAATTATTTTTCTATATTTTTTTGTTTGGTCATCCAAAAAACCATCAGCAACAAACCCCTCTGAGCCAAACATAAAAATTTTGTAACTTTCTTTAGTTGAAGTTGATTGTTGTATTGGTTTGTATATTCCATCATCTGCTAAAGACCAAACCTCATCAATTCCAGCAAAATCTATATTTCTTCCTTCTTTTTGTCTGCTACTATCAGACAATTTATAAATGCTATTTTTAGTTTCAAAACATTTTATTCCTTTTTGATTTCTCCAAGTGTCCACACTTTGTGGATCTATTATTAATCGCATCGTATCAATTGCTTGGTAACATAAATCAGCTGTTCCGTCATTTGTTCCAGAACAAACTATATCAGATCCAGGCTTTCCTAATATCATTTCTGTTAATTCTAGTGCTGCGATTAGTTCTGTTTTTCCACATTTTCTTGCAATTATTAGCAAAATTTCTTGAAATCTATCTACCCATTCATTTGTATCTAATGATTTTATCTTAAATGAATATGCTACTTCTATTAATGCTTTTTGCCATAAAAGTAACTGCATAGGTTTTCCGTAAAATGGTGCTTTTGTTAATTTTACACAGTGTTCTATAAAGTCAATTCTAATATACGCATTTGTTGTATCATATTTATATTCTTCACAAAAAAAGTCCTCAATTAGGTTGTCTAGTTCCATTATCATATCTCTTCCAGCTTTTATGCTGCCGTTTTCTTATTTCTTCACGGTATTTGTATAAATATGTATTCTTTAGCTCAATGTTATTCATATTTTTCCTGTAACTGTTTTAGATATGCTCTCAATGGACTTTCTTTTTCTTGCTCTGTTGTGCCTGTTAAAGAGCATAATATCCTTATAGCATTCATATAGCTTTGTGTATGATCTTTGTATAATTTCGCAGCTGGAGTTAACTTTTGTTTAGCTTTGTTGCAGGAGTCTATTCGAATAAATGGTAACTTCCTTAACTTTTCCATTTCTTCTTCTAAGAAAACTACTTCATCAATTAATTTAGTTATTATTGTCTTTTTATCTTTATCTAAGCATTTAAATATATTCTCTAGCTCTTCTTTTCTAGTCAAATAACATCACCTTCTTTTTCGGATTTTCTATCTATTTTTTGTGTTTTGAAACTTTTTGAAAAAATTTTTGGAAAAAAATGAATTTTTGCCTTGCGGTGAAAAAGACCTTCTCCTTACAGTCCTCTCCGGTTTATTTTTTTCTTGTTCATAGGGGGGATCTAATATTTTATTCTTGATAGATTTCCCAATAATTTTGTATAAATTTTTTCCATTCATTGTTCTTCGCTCTTGTTAAACAAGTATCTTTATCTGTATTAATGTGTATTAGCTCTGCTCCTAATCTGTCCGCTAGTCTTTGCCTATCCATCTTTAATGGATAACTGCCTATTATAAACGCATCTTTCCATTTACCTAAACGTGTATTTATTTGTTCTATTAATGCGTTGTGTATAGCAAATACATTTTGTTTTAATCTGTTTGGTTTATTGTACTTGTCGCACATGCTAATGCATTCCCATATTTTATCTATATCTATAATAATATCATCTTTAGTTGCATTGTTATTTACCCAAGTAGTTTTGCCTGCACACGGTGAACCATATACAATATATACTTTTCTCGGCTTTTCATATCCAAAACGATTGTGTATTATGTTGTGGCATTTAAAATGTATAAGCATTATATTATCTGGATTAAGACTTATATTATAATCATTTACATTTGATTCTGTTAGTTCTTGTTTGTGGTGCCCTATTATGTCATATTTTTTTATTAATGGTTTGTTGCAATATTCACAAATCAACTCCCCTTTTTTATTTGTTCTTTCTAGTTTTAAGGACTGTAATAATTGCTCCCATTCCTTGCTTCTATAAAATGTATATAAATTAAACATTTATTCTTCCTACCAATCATTTTCCATTTGTTCTTTTTTTAGTTTTAATTCTTCCTGTTTTATTTCTAAACTTGCTGGATCTCCTGTCCATTTTGCTTTACCATTTTCGTCTTTATCCCAGTGTTTTAAAAGAATTAGTCCTGCTGTCTCCGACGGAAGTGCTTGTTTTTTTGTTTCTTCTATTCTAACAACATATGGCTTTTTTAACTTACTTGTATCAACTCCATATTGTTCTAATATAACCGCTAGTTCCTCTGGTAAATCTATTTTTTGTTTTACAGTTTTTGTTTCTATGTATTCAAAGCCTAGTGCTCTTTTCAACATAGCTGATTTTATTTCAATTACTGGTTTTTTTCGGTTTTCTCTTATAAAGTCTGAAAGCTCTGTGTATTTCTTTTTATAGTTGCAAAAAGTCGATTTGGCAATCCCCAGATTTTTTGCAATTTCTTGCTCTGTTGCTCCTATTTCTAACCATTTTTTTATTTCTTCAAACTTCGATTTTACGTCTGTTTCATATTTAGATTTGTTCGACATTTTATCACTTCCTATCGTTGCCTCCTCTCAAGCATTCGTTCTTGATTAAATATGGGCAATAAACTTTTTGCTTTTTTATACTTGTTATAACTAAAAAAGAACAGCCCTTGCACTGCTTCGGTAACTGTTCTTTTATATTATTTAATTTTTCTCTATGCTCTGCTTTTTCTTGTGCAGTGTACTGTTCTATTGCTAACTTATCGTTATAGACTAATTTTCTTGCACACATACTAAATCTCCTTTTATATTCTTTATTATTTTACAATCTATGTCTTTATTGCAATTCTTACAGTTCTTTTCTTTAAATTCTTTTAATTTTTCTTCCATAACACTACACACCTTTCTAAAAAAACACTAAACAATAATATAATTATAGGATATATTAGATTCTATGTTATATTATTGTTTACTATATTTTTAAGACTTAACTAGGATTGTCTTATTTTGCATCTCTTGAACATATATGGAAAATTATATATCAATTGCCTAGTATGTTGATATTATTAATAAATAAAAAAGAACTAGCTATGTTATATAACTAATTCTTTTTTGCTCTATTCAACATCCTGTTGCTTAATTTTTTATATTTTTACAATTATAATTATACTATATGTATTTTTATTATTTCAAGGTAAAAGATAGGTAAAAAATAGGTAATTTTTAGAATTTTATAAATTTAACATCTTATTTGTTGCTTTTTCAACTATCTTTTTTATTGCTTCCGTGTCTCTCGTTTGATTAAATAGCTTAAAGTGTAAGTTATTACCTATATCTTCATAACTTCTTCCTTCTACATAGAATGCAAATAAAATTTGTTTTTCTTTGTATTTTAAAGCGGATAATCTAATACTTGTTTCTGTTACTTTGTTTTCTAGCTCTTCTATTTCTTTTATTAATTCTTTTATTCTTTCTACCGCTTCTTTTTTTTCTTTTTCGTTAATCTCTATCATGTCTATTACCGTTTTTTCTGTTTTATTACTTATTTGATTTTTACTATGTATATCACAATTTACTCCCAAATTTGCTGTTGTTCCACTTTCTAGTCTTTTATACAGTATTAATCTTATTTCACATTTTTCCTTTTCTCTTTTTCTTAATTTTAATTTTGCTATATTTTGCTTATAATCTTTTAGTAATTCTATTAATTCACTTTTATTCATATGTACCTCCTGAATATTTTAATCTTTATTTGTTATCATTACTGGTATTACCGCTTCTGGTATGTAATGTACTTCGTAGTGGTATTTATCTACAAATGCTCCGCTTATATCTTCTACAACATATGTAGTATCTTGACTTAATCTTATAAAATGCTTTTTGTATTGATTTTGTCCTACTTCGCAAATTATTTCTAACTCATTATTCTCGTTGTTTTGTAAACTAAAATTCCCTGCAAACTCAAACATAATTTTATCTGTTCTTGTATTCATTACAACTATTCTTCTTGTTACATTAAAGTTGTCTGCTTCTTTTCCTAAGTTTGTACTAACTTTATTTACTTCCGTACAACCTGTTAATATACATAGTAGTATTGCTATACTTATAGTAGCTAATGTTACTTTTAATATTTTATTTTTCATTTTTCTATCTCCTTTTTTATGGCCTATTAATTTTTATAATCCTAATTCTTCTAATGTGTACTCTTTGTTTATTTCCATGTTTTTATACATTGTGTTTTGTTTAAACTCTGGTAAATAAAAGAGGTCTTTGGCAAAAGTATATCTAATGTTTTTTACTTTAATTTCTATGTATTGACCTTTTGAACCGCAATGATTTACATATCTTTTCGCTATGCTGGTTACACTGCTTTTAAATGGTTTAATTACATTGCTTAAATACCTTTTTTCTTTTTTGTTTAATATATCTTTTACCTCTTCTAAATCATGTACGGTAAAAAATCTTCTTTTTGTCGAATCGTTATCTACAAATTCGACATAATAACTCCAACATGATGCGCCATCATTATTTATGTCATCATCGTGAATTTCCAGGATTTCTCCTATATTTTGTGTTGCTTTTATCTTTATTTTTTGTCCTTCCTTGAATTTATTCATATTTATTCCTCACTTTCTAACAATTCTTTTGTCCATTTATTGAAATAATATAGATCATCAGCATTACTCCACATTAGAGATTTATCTTTTGATTTTCTCCACTCTTCTATTTTTTTTTTGATATAAACTTTTCTTTTATTCGCTTTTCTAGTTTATTAGCTACTGCAACAGCATTTTTTAATTGTTTATTTTCTTCTTGTAGTTTTTCTATTAGATTTAATATTGTTTGAGCATTGTCATTTCTTATAGCAGTTGTAACATCATCAATATTTATTGCTAATCTTAGTTGTTTTCTAAATTCTTCAATAGCTTTCTTTTCTTCCTTGGTCAAAAAAATCACTCACTTTCTAATAATTTTAATAATCTCATTTTTATTATTGCTGGATCATATGCTATCATTTCCATTTGCAAACTTCCGTCTTCATTATGCTGTATTTTTCTTCTTTTGTTTCTTTCTATGTCAATATTTAATTTTTTTATTATATCTTTCACTTTTTGAATTGGAATACAATACTTCTCTTTTATCCATTTTTCGCCATTATACATTATATATTCATTTGTTTTTCTTGATTTATTTAATATTTTCTTCAGTTCAGCCCAATCACCATCAACATCAAATTCTAAAGAATTTTGCTCATTTTTTCTTGTGTTGTTTTTTAACTCTTCATTTTCTTTTAATATTTTTTTATAGTCTGTTAAAATATGTTCTATTGCCTCTTTGTCTTTGTTGTCGATTGAATAGTCGTTATTAAATTTTGTTGTTATCAATTTTTTTGCTATTGCTATATCTTCTATACTATTTTTTTCCACTATGTATCACTCCTTTTTGAATAATTCTTGATATTTATTTTCTAAATAACTTATGCAGTCTCCTAATCTTACTATTTTATTTTCATCTAATTTTCCAAGCATTGTTGTACAATATCTATTTTGATTTCTATTATCTGTTAAAATTCTATATATAAATTCTAAAATATATTTTTCTTTTTCCTTTTCATCCATATATCTTATTTACTCCTTTACTGCAAAATGCTCGATTATGTCTATTACAATATCTTTGCTCATTCTGCCTTTTGTGTCTTTTATCTCAAAAATTAACTTATCTTTATATTCTTTAACGGCTTCTTCTTGCCTTTGCTCTTGATATCGTTTAATATTTTTATATTTTTCTTCTAGTATGTAATTTTCTTCTTTTAGTTTATCTATTAACTCCTGTTTTATATTAATTTGTTTTTCGAATTTTGCAGAATCTTCTTGTCTTTTTTTATTTTCTTCTTTAAAATCTCCATCTAATTTGTTATATCTATTTTCAAATTCTTGTGCTACTACTAATTGTGCTTCGTATAGTTGTTTGTTTTTAATTGATTCTGCTGTTAAATCTTTTACTTTTTGCTTTAATTCTTCATTTTCTCTTTTTACTTCTCTTATTTCTTCATATCCTTTTATCATATACGCTCTTATATCTGGTACAGGTATCATTTCAATATTTTCTGCTTCTTTATCAGATTCTTTTTCTTTCTTTTTTAAGAATTTCAACATATCTATTCTCCTCTCAATAATTTAAAATTATCGTATATGTTTCCAATTACTTCTAAATCTTCTTGCATATACAATAAGCATTCCTCTATTTTATCAGATAAATCTTCTAAAACAAACATTGCTTCATTATCATTATAAGTTACTATTCCTGTCATTTTTAACATATTACTATCTACTTTTACTATATCTCCTTCAAATATTTCTTTGCCATTTTTATCGTGTAGTCCTGTATATTGTCCTACTGTTTCTACATTTACATCAGCAAGTTTTATATGATTTTCCATGTTCAAATCACCTTGCATTTCAAATATTATTTTATGTTTGATATTATTCTTTAATTTTTCGTTTATTTCTTCTGTTCTACTTCCGTCATCTAAACAGAAATAATTAATTTCATTATATTTAAAATAGCTACCATGATACCATGTATCTTTGTCATATTCTTCAATTCCTTTTCCTCTAAACTTTATCTCTCTGTTCATCTTCTCCTCCTACTTTGTAACAAATAATATTGTATTGTTCTTTTGTTAGTATTTCTAATATATCTATTTGTTCAAGGTTATACCCATCAATTAACTTTTTTTCTTTATTACTTCTTGCATCTTGTACTAATCGAACCGTAGTTACATTTGTATGCTTTAAATTTTTTAATTTATATTTAACTATATCTCCAACTTCTATTAAGTCTATTAGTTGTTTACTATGTTTTACTATGCTATTGCAGAAAATAAAGTTTTTTTCTGCTTTTATATATTTTTCCATGTAGCAATTATTGCTAACAACTTTATCTATTTTTCCATTTTTAGTTCTAACATACTCTCCTGCTTCAATTACATCTTTCATTTTTCTAACCTCCACAACTTATATATAGTGTTATTATAGTGCCTATAAACCAACCTAGGCTTAATGCACCAAAAACTATTGCTAATAATTGTAATATTAATTTAATCTTGTCCATCTTTTACACCTCATTTCCCCAGCAATCCCAACCTGTTGCTGTTTGCCTTGCAAATAATTCTATTTTTGGAACCTCTCCAACTAGCTCTGTTATTTTTTCCCTTACTTCGTCCGGTTTTCTGCTGTGTTCTCTTCTTTCTGCTATAATACAACTACTTACTTTATTACTTTTAATTAAATTTCCAGGTTTTCCTTTTATTGCTAATAAACAAACCTCACAATTGGATTTAGTATAATAACCTATTCCAAAACATGGTTTCTTATTTTTTTTATTAGTTTTAATCCAACTAAATCCAAGCGTTTTATACATAAATCCCCAGCTTTCGATTATTTCTAGTGCTTCTCTCAAATTTGGAAATGTTGCCCATATAAATAATATACAATTATCTGCAGCTATTTTTTTTATAACAGTACTCATCTCTTTTATTTCTCTTATCGACATTGTACTATAATGTCTTTTTACTCCCCCACCCATTTTATGCCAGGTATGTACATCTCCGTAACTCCAGGGCGGGTCCGCATAAATAATGTTGTATTTTTTTTCTGTATTATAAATATCAATTTTCATTTTTCATTTCTCCTTTCCAATTTTTCTAAAATATTGGTTCTACATATGTATTTAGGTTCTGCTTGTCTTTTATTTATTGTACTTAAACCTTTTAATGTTTGTATTAAATCTCCTTGTATCATTTTGTTGTTATATTTTCTTGTAAATACTTGTATTAATTCCATTTGCTCAATATCATTTTTTATTCTTCTTCGTTCTTGTCTAACATCTTTTAGCAATTTTCCAGCTTTTGCATATCCTCCTGCGTTTAAATTTCTTGCTTCTATGTAATGCAATATATCTTGTTGTTGCATATCTATTCTTTTTAGCTCTTCGTTTTTATTGTTTAGTTGCTTATCTATGTCTTGGAAGAAGTTAAGCATATATTTTAATAATTCCTCTGCTTCCATTAACACTCCTCCTAGCTTGCTATTCTATATATTGCAACACCTTTGCCTGTTATATTGTCTGTTTTTCTGCCTACTATAACTACTTGCCTTTTATCTAGTAAACTAGTTAGTCTTGGACTCGCATTGTTCCTATCTGGCATATTTGTATAACCTGCTATATACATCTCCTCTGCTACTTCCCTTGCTGTTCTTTCTATCCCATCTTTTAATATTTCTAGTACTTGTGCTTCTCTCTCTGTTACATTTACTTTTATAAAACTTTCTCTTCTTGTTGCTCTTGTTATCTCATTCATTTGTTTTTCCCTCCTTTAATATTACTTTTCCTTGTAATATATCTTTAATTACCTGTATTTTCTCTATTTCGTTTAAATTAGTGAAATCTTGTTCCGTAACTGTTACCATCTCATCACCCCTTTAAACTCGCTATTTGCTTTATTGAACTTTAAATTAATTTTTCCAATTTCTCCTGCTCTTTGCTTTGCTAACTTTAAAGTTATATCTACTATGGTTTCTGTACTTTCCGCTTCTTGGTATAAGAACAATATATTATCTGCATCTTGCTCTATTGCTCCACTTTCTCTTAGATCCGCAAGTGTTGGCTCTTGTCTTGCTGCATTTCTATTTAATTGGCATAATCCAACTATTGGTATATTTAGCTCTAAACTTAATAACTTTAGTGTTCTTGTTATATCTGCTACTTCTTGCTCTCTAGAATTAAATTTTCCCTTGTTTTTTATTAGTTGTATATAATCAATTACTATTAGTCCTAAATTGTTCTTATTTTTTAATTTACGGGCTATATTCTCTATATGTTGTATTGTTCTTGCTTTTGTTATTAGGTGGATTGGTAGCTCTGCTATTTCTGCACTTACTATACCTATTTGCTCTAGCTCTTTTGTCTCTAATGTTCCCATACGCATTTTATAACTATTTATTCTTGCCCTTCTGCTTATTAATTTTTGTATTACTTGTGTATCAGACATTTCTAAACTTATTATTGCAGTTTCTGTTCCTCTTTCTGCTATATGTTCTGCTATTTGCAATGCTAATGTTGTCTTTCCCACTCCAGGTCTTGCACCTATTATTGTTAGTTCCTGTTTATGCAATCCACAAATCATTTTGTCTAAATCTGTTATTCCTGTATATAGTGTATAATCTGGTTTCTGCAATGTGTTTTTTTCTATCTCTGTAGATGTTTCCACTACCTGCTCTACAAATGTCTGTTCCTTTTCATTTATTTCTGCTATTTTATTTATTTGCTTTATTTTATCTTGCATAAATATATCTATGTTTTCCGCTTCCATGAGCTCTGTAATACTTTTCTGTAATAATTCCATTAGCTTTCTTTTTTTAGATAGCTCTATTACTTGGTTATATATGTAATCTGATGTTGTTGCATATATATATTCACTTAAACTTGTTAGATACTCTATTACCTGTTTATTGTTTGCACTTATTTTGCTTTGCAGGGAAATTATGGATATTTCCTTTTTCTCTGCTTTTAACTCATTTATTGCTTTTATTATTTTTTTGTTTTTTTCAAATGCAAAATCTGTTTCATCTAGCACATAATCCTCTTGCTCATATATCAGGTAGTACAGCATCGCTTTTTCTAGCTCTTCATCACTCATTTTGTACTCCTTTTCTCTTCATTATTTCTTCGTATGTTGCTTTTCCTCTTACTATATCTGCATACTCTTCGTCTGTTAAAATACTCGTGTCTATTTCTTTATAATCTTCTTTTGGCTTTTCTTCTTTCTTTTCCGTTTTTTGGTTTTGTTCATTCTGCACGTCTGCTAATACTTTATATCCTTTTTTTAACCAACTTCTTAATATTCCGTTTATGTATTTAGCAGTTCTTATATTAGCTATAGATGCAGTTTTTATTGCTTCATTAATTATCCTGTAGTCTTTAAAATCTTTTAGATAACTAAAAATCAACTCGGCTGCTGCTGGTGTTATTAATCCAATATTATCTTCATAACATTTTGTTATCTTAGAAATTTTTTCATTATCATCTATCTCTATATCTATATCTAGCTCTTTCTCTATATCTAGCTCTAGCTCTTTCTCTACGTAACTGCCGTGTCACAGGTGCGTCACAATGTGACGGTAGAAGATTGCTTTTTCTCTTTTTTTCTCTTAGTTTTCTCATTCTTTCAGCAGATGTACCTTCAGAACCAGTTAAATCTTTTATTGCAGTCATATATAGTGAACCATTATCTATTACATCTACTAATCTCATTTGCTGTAATGCATTTATTAATAGTCGTATTATATTTTCATCTTCATCCAGAATCATTGCTAATTCCGCTTCGCACGATGGTAAAATTTGGTCATATTTTAATACTCCTTCTGTTCGTATACTTTTTAATAACATTTTTAAATATACTATTGTTAATTTGTCCCCATCTGGAAGTTTTCGCAAATATTTTACTTGTTTTTCATCGAAAAAATCCTCTTTTAGTTTTAGCCAAAAAAATCTTCTCTCTGCCATTTTTTATCCTTTCCTGTTCCATTGTGAATGTTTGTATTCATCTTCTAAAACATAATTATTTATATATTCTTGTGCTGGTTTAATGTGTTCAGATTTAAAATCACTTATTGTTCTTACTCTTAAATCCCACTTTAAATCGCTCATTATTTTCTTTTCTGCTCTTTTTCTTGTCCAATTATATGTATTTCCATTATCTAATTCATCTTGTTCAACTTCCTTTTCTACTTTTTCAATTATCATTGCTCTAATTTCGTTGTATGCACTTGTACTTCCTGCACTTCCTCTCTTTAATGCTCTTTCCAAAAATGCAATTCTTTCTTTTAGCTCTTGATTTTCTTGTTTTAATTGTTCTTCCATAACCTTATACCTCCATAAACTTTCTGATTATTTTTTTGTATAAATTAACTTTAAATACTCTGTAGCTTATTAATTGTATAAGCATTAATCCTATAAATCCTATAATTGCATATATTGCTAATATCACTATAATAAATAGCCCTGTTATTAAACTTTCTATTAATCCCATAATAAAAACACGCTCCTTTTTCAAATTCGTTCATCAAACCACTTGAAAAATTTGCGTGTTTACTATATAATTATATATAGAAACACTTTTTCAAGGGTTTCGATTGGCTATTTAATACTGAAAAGTTTCTCAGGCTGATGCAGTATTAAATAGTTTTTTTAATTTTGTTTTTTAATTATTAATGATTTGTTTTTTTCGTCAAGTGTAACAATAAAATCTCTTTCTTCTGGAGTAATGTTTATTGCTCTTAACCAAGTTACTGGAAGTGTAGCTTTAGCATTTATTGAACCACTTCCACTTTTAAAAAAATTCATTTTCAATTTTCTCTCTTCCATATATAAAAGCTCCTTCCCTTGACAATTACAATATTAATAATATATAATCATTAAGGGAAGTTGGGGATTTTAATATCCCCTTTCTTCTAAACCTTTAAGAATTAGCTTAATCTGTTTGCGATTATTAGCTTTTCTTTTAGCTTGTGCTTGTTTTGATTGGTAGTCGGCAAGCACTTTTTTTATTGCTTTTAACATATGGCTTTTACCTCCTTTCCTCTTTCGATGGTTATATATTATCACTCTTATGACATACTGTCAATACTTTTTTTAAACTTTTTTTAAATATTTTTCCAAGTCTTGAAACTATTGTATTTACTGCGTTTGCCTGATATACTATTCAGTTGTCAATGTGCGTTTTTATTACTTTTTAAATTACTTTTCTATATAGTTTTTTCCAAACTCTTTTAAAAATTTTTCTTTACTATATATTTTTATAAATTGTTTCTTTGCGTAGTTTTGTAATTTATTTCTTGTATTTTTATCCAGGTCGGCTTTTTGGTGACATTTTCTACACAAGTAATAAACTAACCCATATTGAATACTTTTTTGCCTATTTGAGCCACCTAGTGCCTCGTGCTTATCTAATTTTTTTAGCTGTCTATTACAAATAAAACATTTTCCATTTTCTTCCTGCAAAATACTAAATCTGTTTTTCTCTGCTTTTGCTAACTTTTTTGACTTTTGCTTTATTTTTGTCGTTGTATTTTCTTTTTTTATTGGATTTTTTGGACATGGATTAAAACTACCGCTTAGATTGGTTACTATCATTAAATTTTCCCCTTTCCAGAAATCCCCCATTCTCGATTCAGCTGATTTTCTAATATTCTTAATTTTAATTTTGTTACATTTATTGCCTCTAAATTTGCTTGATATATTGTTTCTTTTATATCTCTATCTAGTCTTAACTTTGCAACTTCTGGTATTCCGTATACTATTTGGTTTATTAACGTTACAGGCATATTCTTTTCTGTTTTTAATTTTAAAGCCTCTTGTCTTAAAACTATCTTGTATTCTTTTTCAGATTCTGCTTTCTTTACGCCATTTTCTTTTAAATTTATTACTAATGTATCTAAATACTTAGTTAGATTTGTTATTTCATAAAATAAATCCATTTTTTTACCTCATATTCTTGCAAATCTTACAACTTTATGTTAATATAAAGTTGTAAGATGTTTATTTAGAATATTTTTATGTTGATTTGTCTGTCTTCTTGGTCGTTGTCAGACAAATCTTTTTTTATTATTTCATATTGCTCTATCAGATACTTGAAAGCTTTTTCATTTTTACCTACAGTCATAAAGCAAATTGCTTTTGCCAGAATATTTGCCATTTCTTCTTGCATTTCTTCTGTTCTCTTGTCTATTGCTTGTCCTATTTTTGCTCTAGTTGTTGTTAAATCCTTGTATACTTCTTCAAATTCCTCTTGTAGATTTCTTGTTGTCTTTGCTGTTTTTAGCTTATTAATCATTATTGTTAAATTTTCTCTTTTACTCATTTTTAAATTCCTCCTAAAATTTTAATCATTTGTGATTTTTCTAGTTGTATTTCTTGTAATGTCTTGTTTTTACTGTCTATGTTAAACATTACATCTGCATTATTTATTTTTCTTGCTTTGTGCACTTTTTTTGCTTTATGTGCTTTCCTATAGCTTATTTCTGCAAATTTGTATGCTATGTATAGTATTGCTATAGTTATTGCTGTACTGCCTAATATTAATGTTCCAAATAATTGTTTTGCTTCTGCTAAACTCATGCTTTTTCGCCTCCTTTACTTTTTATTTTTTTATTTATATAATTCACCTATCTTTATTAAGAAGGGGGTGATTATATTGATTGCTATTATTCCTATAATAATTTCTATACTTTCTTTATTACTTTCTATTTATAACCTTGCATATGCATTGTTATGTAAAAGATGTAGAATTAAATTTATTATTCATGCTCATTACTTTAACAATAAAACTCATCAATTTTTCGTAACAATTCAAAATCAATCTCAATTACCTATCTCAATCTCTAGTATAAAAATGAATGAATCAATTTTTTGTATTCTAGAACCTTGTTTAGTAAAAGAAAATATTAGACGTTCGGGAAAAGAAATTGTTTCTAGAGTTGAAACTAAAACTATTCAATTTCCTATTAATTTAAATTCTCTTGAAGGTAAATCTGGTTATCTAGAATTTAGAAATGTAGAAGATTTTGATATTAATAATATTAATTTTTCTTTCTTTACTAATAGAAAGTCTATTCAAAACATAGCACCTATTATTGATGATGATTTAGCCAAAAAGTTATAATTCCTAGTACTAGCGATATAGTAGAAAATATTATTGCTAGTATTTCTTTTATTTCCATCCTCTCACCTTCTTTCATCTGTTTTTTTCTTTAGTGCAACTATTATTGAAATTTATTAGAATTAATTTTTTTGAATTAAACGTCCTTCTTTGGATTTTCTACATGTCTTTTTTCATATATTTTCTTTGCTATATACGTTGCTAAAATATCCATTGCTTCATCATTACTCATTGTTCCTAAACACGTTACTGTTACTGTTCTTTTATTTTTTTGTTTTAACATTTAAACTGCCTCGCTTTTCTTCACTCTAAGTGAGTTTTTAATTTAAAAAAATATTATCTGTATCTGCAGTTGGAAAAACTTTTTTAAATTTTTTTAATGTATTTATACTAGGATTTTTTAATCCTAATTCTATTTTTCCATAAAATGATAATGTAATGTCTAGCATTCTTGCCATTTCTGATTGTGTCTTTCCTAGCGATTGTCTATATTCCTTTAATTTTTCTCTTTCCATTTTTAACCTCCTTCCCTAACTTCACTCAGAGTATATATCAGAATTAAATTCTTGTCAACACTTTTAGTGAAAAAATATTTTATTTTTTTACTAAAAGTGTTGTATCGCTTATGGCTGTATACAAAAAATTCGAAAAAAATATTTACAAATACACTAAGAGTGTGTATAATATATGTAATTATGTAACTTTAAGTGAGGGGATTTAATATGAATAGAATAAAATTTTTAAGAGAAGAGCATTCTTGGTCACAAAGCGAGTTAGCCAAAAGAATGAATTGTGCTCCAAGTAGCATTGCTATGTATGAAAAAGAAATTAGAAAACCTAGTTTAGAAGTTCTTATAAAATTATCTGAAATTTTTGATTGCTCTATTGATTATCTACTAGCTAAAACAGATGTGAGAAAGCAAGGAAAAATAAAACTAGATGATATTGATATAGCATTTGCAAGTGGTGTAAAAGGTTTAAATGACGAAAATAAAGAAACCCTAATAAATATTATGGAGAGTTTATTAGCAAAACAGGAGCTAGAAAAAAATAATAAGAAGAAGGAATAAAATGGACACAAATTTATTATATAGTAAAATTGAAGAAGAAAATATTAATTATATAAATAGTAAATTAAAAAATACACGAGGTGCAATAGCTAATTATCAAGATATTACAGCAATAATTGTTGATGATAATCAAATAGATTCTCAGATTGCTGAAAATACAGTTTTAGTTCAGGAGCTTGGACACTACTATGCAGGAGCTTATTATAGAACTTATTCCGATTATGAACTAATAGAAAAAATGGAACATAAAGCAGATGTAAAAGCTTGGAAAAACTTCTTACCTTACATAAAAGTAAAAGAGCTTTTAAATAATGGTGTTTCTACAATAACGGAATTAGCAGATTTCTTTAATGTAGAAGCTCCATATATGGCTAGATGTATCCATTACTATGCAAATGAAAGTAATAGCTTTACTAAAGAAAATATAGCATAAAAAATTAGGAGGTAAAATATGTATTTAGTAGCTTATGCTAGATATTCTAGTGATAACCAAAGAGAAGAGTCTATAACTGCCCAGTTAAGAGCAATACACAATTGGGCTGATGCTAATGGGCATATTATAGTTAAAGAATACATAGATGAAGCTTTATCTGCAAGAACAGATAAAAGACCAAATTTTTTAAAGATGATTGAAGATAGCAAAGTCGAAAATTGGAATGGTGTAGTTGTACATAAGTTAGACCGCTTCTCTCGTAATAGATACAATTCTGCTGTATATAAAAAGGAATTAAAAGATAATGGTAAAAAGTTATTTTCAGTATTAGAAAAATTAGATGACTCTCCAGAATCAATAATTATGGAATCTATGTTGGAAGGTTTATCAGAATATTATAGTGCTAATCTTGCAAGAGAAGTAAAAAAAGGACTAAATGAAAATGCACTAGATTGCAAGCATAATGGTGGTACTCCCCCACTTGGTTACTCTGTGCTTAATTCTCATTATGTCATAAATGAGCAAGAAGCAGTTATAATTAAATTAATTTTTGATATGTATAGAACTAATCATTCTTATGTTGAAATTTGTTCAGAATTAAACCTAAGAGGATATAAAACAAAAAGAAACAAGAACTTTAGTAAAAATTCTATACATGATATTTTAGTTAATGAAAAATATATTGGGAATTATACATTCGGATATGGCAATCGTGCCAAAAAACGAGGTCAGCCTAATCCAGATATGATAAAAATTGAAGGTGGTATGCCTGCTATAATTGATAAAAATGTATTTTTTGAAGTACAAGAAAAAATGAAAGGAAGAAAGCATATGGGCGGAACTTATAAAGCTAAACAAGTTTATATTTTAAGTGGTATATTAAAGTGTGGCATATGTGGAGAAAAATATGTGGGAGCAAAAAAGAACAAATTCTGGTCTGCCTATGAATGTTCCGGACATAAAAAAGGAGTATGCGATAATAAAGCTATTAAAAAAGAAGAAATCGAAAAAATAGTTGTTGATGAATTGAAAACTAAATTGAAAAAACTATTTAATAATACAGAATTATTAGAAAAAGTAAATAGTACATATAAAGATTTGTATGATAATGCTGAAAATAACTTAAAAGTTGAAGAAGAAAAATTAATTAATGTAAAGGCACAAATAAATAATATAAATAAAGCAGTTATGGACGGTTTTTATAGTCCAGAAATGAAAGACCAAATGAATAGTTTGCAAACAAAAAAAGAACTTATAGAACACTCTATATATTTAATAAAAAATATATCAAAAAAAGATGAGATTACATCTAATGATCTAAACAAGATTATAAATACAGATTTATTAAAGTTAGAATCTGATAATTTAGAAGATATTAAAGAAATAGTTCAAAAATATGTAAAAGAAGTACTAATAACACCTGAAAACATTAATATAAAAATAGTTCTAGACGATACTAATATTAATACTAAGCATAAAGGGGATACAGATGTATGCGATTCACCTCCACCAAAATTTGAAAAAAGAACAGCTATAATATTAAATTTAGCTGTTCTTTTCTTTTTTATATAAAATTACAAAATATCCAATATCTAAATATGTGACATCTGCTGGTACCATATCTTTTATTGGTCTTAGTTTATCATATCCTATTTCGTCAATTGCTTTAAAAACTTGACTTTTATATTTCATATTAATATTTTTTTCTAAATCTATATCCAAACCATTTTCAAAATTTGCTAATAAATGATGCTCTATCGTTTGCTTTGTAAAGCCTCTTTCTTTTGCTATTTCCTCAATAGATTTTCCTTCTTTATACATATTGTATGTAATAATTTTTGTATCTATTTTGTCTGATTTTTTTGAACTTGATTTTTTACTTTTTTCTTCATTATTAATTTCTTTATTTATATTATTTTCTAATACATAATTATTAATTGCTAAAATAAAATCTTCTCCATAATTTTCGTATTTATTTACCCCTACACCACTTATTTTAAGCATTTCCTCTTTTGATGTTGGATATTTTTCTGCCATTTGTTTTAGTGATAAGTCTGTAAATACTATGAATGGAGCTATATTATTTTTTTCAGCAACGTTTTTCCTGAGCGCTCTTAATATTTCAAATAAACTAGCATCATAATTTATTTCGTCTTTTTGATTATTATTTTTTTCTTTTTCAATTTTTTCTATTTTTCTCTTTATTAAAACTTGTTTATTTTTAAATAATACTTCATTTGCAGATTTATTTAAAACTAAAATTGGATATTTATTTCCAACACATTCTATATAACCTTCTGTTATTAAAAAATATATTAAATCTTTAATAGTATCTTTTGAATAATCACTCATAATTCCATATGTAGATAAGTTATCAAACCCCATTGCTTTTATTTTTGATGATTTAGAGCCTTTTAATACATCTGTTACTAAACCAGAGCCAAATCTTTCATTCATTCTTTTTATACAAGACAAAATTTTTTTAGAATCTACTGTAATATCTGTTGTTTCTGTTTTAGTTAAACAATTACTGCAATTATTACAATTTTCAAATAGTGGAATCTCTCCAAAATATTCTAATATATACTTCCTTAAACATCTATCTGTATTGCAATAATCTATTATATCATTTAATTTATCGTATTCAACCTTGTGTCCATTTTCAGATGGTGTTTGCTCAATTAAAAATTTATTTGTAACAATATCACTTCTACTAAATAATAAAATACATTCAGAATTATCTCCATCACGCCCTGCACGACCTGCCTCTTGGTAATAACTTTCTAGATCTTTTGGCATATTGTAATGAATTACATACCTAATATTTGATTTATCAATTCCCATTCCGAACGCATTTGTTGCTATCATTATATTAGTTCGATCAAATACAAAATCATCTTGACTTTTTGCTCTTGCAGATTCATTCATTCCACCATGATATTTTGATACTTTGTAACCACATTCAGTTAATTTTTCAAATAAATTGTCTACCAATTTTCTTGTAGCACAATAAATAATTCCTGGAATATCATTTTGATTTTGCAAGAAATTCAAAATATACTTATTTTTATTTTCCGGAATTTGTACTGAAAATTTTAAGTTTGCTCTATCAAATCCTGTTGTTAATGTGAATGGATTTTGTAGATGTAATAAATTAATAATATCTTCTTTTACAATATTTGTTGCTGTTGCAGTAAATGCAGAAACTACTGGCCTTGTTTTCAAATTTACAATTATATTTGCAATTTCTCTGTAGCTTGGTCTAAAATCATGTCCCCATTGAGATACACAATGAGCTTCATCTATTGTAAACATTGATATTTGTAGATTATTTAGTATATTTAAAAATGCTTCTGATGTTAATCTTTCTGGTGCAACATAAATTATTTTATATACATTGTGCATTATATTATTTATTGTTTGGGAATATTCTAAATGAGATAAACTGCTATTTATAAATGTAGCAGGAATTCCAATTTGATTTAAATTATCAACTTGATCTTTCATAAGAGAAATAAGTGGTGAAATAACAATTGTAACACCAGGAAGAATCATTGCTGGAATTTGATAACAAATAGATTTACCAGCACCTGTTGGCATAATTCCTAAACAGTCTTTTTGATTTAAAATATTATCTATAATTTCTTCTTGACCAGGTCTAAAATTGTCATATCCAAAAAACTTTTTTAATAAATTTTGTGAATTTGTCAT